CTATTCTTTATTCCACCTCTTAAGAGTTTTGTATGGACTGCTCTGTCCAGTATAAAGACCCGTTCTTTTCATCTGTCTTATGACTTCTGCCTTAGACATTTCATTTGCCTTATACTTTTCCTTTAATTCTTTCGTGAATCTGCTACGCATTCTTGACCTTGTTGTTTTATCCACCTCTTTCTTGCTGTATTCAGGATTTTTAATCTTAACACTTTCTTCCTGCTGTTTCATTATTTTATCAAATGTTTTCTTGTCGAAATCAGTCTGCTTAATAATCTTTTTCACACTATTAGTCATTGTAACTTCATTTGTCTGTGCAAATTCGGTTAAGTCCCTGTTTTCTCCCTGCAACTTTGATACTGTGTATTTGGTCCAGCCTGTAGTGCCTTCATAAATTTTCTTCGCCTGTGCATAAGGTATTCCCATAAATGTACTAAAGTTCTTAATAAGTTTGCCGTTATCTTTTGCAGATACTTCACCATTCTTAACCTTTGATGCATAATCTTCTATTTCTGACACAAAATCCGTAACAGCATCAAAGCCTGTTAAGGATATTCCGTAATAAGCATCATCATTAATGATTGATGAAACAAAGGAATATAAATCAGTACCTCCCACTATTGTTCCTGTAACGTTGGAATAGAACTGATCTAATCCGTACTTTAATACGTTTTCCTTTCTAAACTCATTTTCATCATCACCAAAATTCTTCCACTGTAGTAACATTAGAGCTGCTGCGGTCTTCATTATTCCAAGAACTGCTGCGGACACTATCTGTGATGTAACTGCCCTTCTTGCTGTTCTGTTTGCCAGCTTAACATCCTCTGCTGTTACTCCATTAAGTCCATTCTTAAAATCCTGTCTGTATCTTCTTGCTGTGGCTATTGAATCAAACAGTATGTTATAGTTCTGCATTCTCTGTGTAGAGAACATTGTAAATGATTTAATTATCTCATTATTTGACCTTAATACACCCGGTCGTTGCATTACTGTGTAGTTTGGCTGTGTTTCTTCAACAATCTTGTTAAATACTTTTGCTGTCTGCTTATAGTATTCATCACTGCCTTTTTCTAAATCCTTAAAGTTGTCACTTACATAGTATTGTGCAGCATACCACAATCTTCCTACTGTTGCCACATCTGCTTTTTGAATCCAACCGAAAAGATAACCGTTTGTCTTATCGTTAATCTTGTTATACACCCCGTCTGCGTTCTTTGCGTCGTGAATGTCCTGTGACACATTTCCTAAATTTCTATACCATAGAAGCGGACTATATTTATTAATTAACTCTCTGTCTGCTGATGAGATAACAAGTCCATGTTTTCCACCCTTGGCAAAAGCCTTCGCCAGATTCTTCCAGCCGACTGTAGGTGCAGCGGTGAAATAAGAAGCTGCCTGACCTGCTGTTACAGGAATGTTAAGAGTTAATGCTCCCTGTGCAACCTTGCCTCTCATCTTCGACATGAACTTAGACTTGCCTTCGCCATTTCTACCACCAAACAAATCCTTTTCAAGATTTGACAGATAATTTGTCGCCTGTTGTCCCAATCTCATATCAAGAGCATTCTTTATGTTTGTCTTATATCCTTCCGTTGTATATCCCAAAATTCTGTTGTAGTTATACTGTGGGATAAGGAAACCTACATAAGTTCCTGTTCCTGATATTGAATCATTAACAACATTTGTAATGTCTTCAAGGTAAATAGGCTTAGTTGATTTAACTCTGTCCTGCATAAACCCTGAATTTTCAAGATTTACCGCTCTGTTTCCCTTTCCTTCCTTACCTTTTGCCAGGTAATTGCTGTCTGTGTGGATTGGAAAATAATTGTCTACTCCTGCCTTTTTCATTGAATATCTCTTCATTGTAACTTCATTAATGGCATCCTTTGAATATTTGTCAAAGTATTCACTGCTACAATCAATCCACTTTTTAAGATATTCATCACCCTGTATGATTTCTTCAATGGTGTTCTTGATTTTAGCCATCTGCATTTTTCCACGCTCAATGATTTCTTCATGTCCGTTTTCAAGTTCTGCAATTTCAACATCCGTTGCTCCCTGATCATAAGCCTTTTGAATCTTCTGACCAAGCTGTGCAAGTTCTACTGAAACACCAAGCGCTCTTGTCTTATTCTGTGCGTATGACTTACTTCTATTTCCCTTGTAGTAATCCTTAAATTCAGGAATTGTAAAACCACCATACATTGCATGTCTTAAGTTCTCTTCATTGAGCAGGTGCTTGTACACTGATAACATCATTCCCTTTGTTATTTCTACAGGCTTTCCGTTTTCGTCCACAAGTCCAATATCGATCTTTTCCTTTTTAAGTCTTGCCAAATTCTTCTGGTTGTTCTTGTCCGTTCTGTTTGATGTAACCTTATCAAATATGGTTGCTGCACCCTGCTCATATCTTAACTTGTCTCTCTGACCGTCATTAAGCATTTCTCCAAGCTGTTCCCAAACTCCATTCTTTGCATATCCTCCAATTCTCTTAAAGAATCTTGTTGGTGATAACTGCGAATTAATGAACGACTGTACAACGTTGTCGCTAACCTTTTGTCTCTGCACAAGCTCCTTATATGCCTTGTCAGATATTTCCTTAATGTTCATTTCATTTTCTTCGCCATCAATGAACTTTGTATCAAGAGTTTCATTCCACTTTTTAATTTCATTAGTAAGTAAATCAATGGTATCTTTTACCACATTGAGTTCCTGTACATTCATTGCACCAATAGGCTTGTCCTTTACGGTTTCCTTCATCTTGTCAATCTGGTCCATTACTGTTTGGCTGTAGTTACCTGCATAATCAGGATCTGTTTCTATTGCCTTGTAAAACTTTGAAAGTGCTTCCGTTCTTTCCTTTAACTGTTTATTCTTTTCAAATAATACTGTATATTCATTTACCAAATTCTGTGGAACTTTCGTATAGCCTGCCATTTCTGCCCTTACTTCATCAAGTCTCTGGGCTACATTCATTACATCTTGATTAAGTCCCTGTAACAAATTAACCGTACCATTCATAAACTTAGCAGGTATGTATTTCTTATTATTTGGTTTTTCAAGCCATTTGTTGAGCTTGTCTACTCTCTTAATAACTTTGTTTCTTGCTTCAATTCTCTTACGGTTTTCAACTTTCTGCTTTGCAGCATCCTGATAGCGTTTCTGCATTCTGTCAAAACGTTCATTCTGTTTTGTTCGATACTCTTTAAGTCTCTGTGCATCTATATGTCTCTGCTTTGTAGCTGCTGCTTTATTCTCTCTCTCAACAAAGTTCTTTAATGTTTTTGTTGATTCAAGTTTAAGCAGGTTGTTTTCGTATCTCTTCATCTGTATTCTGATACCGTTTGCCTGCTTCTGCAAATCCTTTATGGTTGAAGTAGGTTTATTTCCCGGTGCAAAGTACATTTCCTTTAAGGCACCATTTACAATATCAAGTTTTTTATCAAGGTCATAGAGCTTGTCTATGTTGTCTCTATAATTCTTAATGTATTGTCTCTCTGTGTCATTCTTAATGGTGCTTTCCAATGCTGTTGCAAGGATTTCCCTGCTTGAATCTGTATTTCGGTCCTGCTTTAAGATTTTATTGACATCCATTTCACTTTTTGATATATTGTCCTCGGAAGAACCATTAAACATACTGGCTCCCTTAATTGAGTGAACGGTAGTATTGGTTCTTCCATTTATTTTTGTTGGTGTCATATCAGCTATATCATACAAATGAATATTTCCAAACTTATCTGCCCCCATTACAACTTTCACTTTATAATCATTTCCAAGAACTGACACATTCAAATAACCATATGCAAAATCAACTAAATGTTTGTTATTAGTATTTGTATACTTTTTTTCAACGTTTTTCCAGTTTTTTGCATTGTCTATTATTTCCAATGCATTCTTGCTTAATCTTAATTTATCTAATCGCATCTTATTATCATTATGCAGATAGTATGTCATTGTTTTGTTTCTTACAAACTCATTCTTGTCATTTTTATTCATAGTGAAAATATTATTTTTGTTTTCTATTCCACTTTTAAATATGCTTGTAAGAACTTTTTTTGTTACAGCCTCATAAGCATCTTCATTCACCCCTTCCAATATATCTTCGTTAATTTCAACATAATCTCTTCCATCAGCATCCTGTCTAACCTGATAACGAATATCTTCATTGCTGGTAGGATTAATATTATCTGCATTTTTAAACTGATTTGATTCAAATGTTACATACACTTCTCCATCATTATACTTATCTTTTGCTATGAATCCGTCATAACCAAGAACTTTTCTTACTGTTCCTAATATACTTTTATCTCCATATGCATTTGATATTTCCGCAATAAGGTCAGCATCATTATCATTCTCAAATACCGCATTTATTGTATCTCTAAGTGCATTGTTATACCATTGTTTTGATGGATAACCAACTCCTGTAGTATCATAATTTGATAATATATCATCACCTGACGGATCTAATTTTTTTAGAAGTTTCTTTATTTCACTCTTCTTAAGAGTTCTTTTATCTAACGATAACGGTTTCTCGATATTAACATAACCAGAAAGGATATTGCCATTTTTATGGCTATATCCCATTGCTTTGCTTTCTGAGTCAGTAAAGTAAAATCCGTAACCCTCTGCGCTACCTACAGTTCCTATTTTTGAGTGGTCGAATATCGTAAAATCATTAGGGCTTCCATGATATACTCTTTTAAGATTTCCCTCATTTGTTCTAATTAGGCTTTTCTCAAAATATTTTATCTGTTCTTTTGATAATTGTTTACCTTCACTATCCATAGATGGTTGAATGTCTAAAACCTTTAACAAAGCTGAATAATCCTCTTTTTCAAAATCAAATTCTGCTTTACCCCTTTTATTCAGATTATCCATTATATATTGTTTTAAGCCAGTTCCATTTTTTAAATAGTTTATAGGTAAATAATTTGAACTTAAATTAAACAATTCATTCCATTGAGCTTCTGTAAAAGATGGTAAGGAATTGAATTCAAGCCATTTGTATTGACTTCCATCATTATGTGTTTTTGCTTTAAATTCAAATGGGGTTGATTGTTCCTTTACATCATTGCCTGCATCTCTGTCCTGCTTTAAAATTTCATTGTCATTTTTATTGTTTTGAGATATACTTTCTTTAAGAGATGTTGCAGAGGCATTGGACTTTTGAGTTTTTCTCAACTGATCCAAATATCCCTCTGTAACATCTTTTATTTGTGTTATATCTTTAAATAGTCTTCCATTTTTTGTTATTGGAATATTTATTACTCCCTCAAACATAAAATTATCCACTTTAAATAATGTCTTATAATAATCAAACCCTCCTTTATTATCCGGATGTATATGTCCATCCCTTCCGTCTGGATAATTACCTAAATATTCACTTATTTTTAGCATATTATCTAATTCTGACGATGCTTTCATTTTACTGTCGTATATATAATCTTCTTTTATGGGTTTTCTTGGATGTATATATTCGCCCTTACCTTCGGAGTTCACATAAGCATTTTTACCTGGTACCCCAATTACTTTTCCTTGGAATTTTTCAGTTATTATTTCCTTTGCAATCTTTGGAAAGTCCTTTCTATCACGTCCCTCAAATTTTTTCTTTTCAGAAGTGATTTCTACATACTTTGTGCCATCTGGCATTTCTCTTATCATTTTCTGTGTGTCTATGTTTTTTAAATTAGCTGCATTACTTTCTCCGGCACTTTTCACTGCTTCACTCCAAAGGCTTCTTAACTCCTCTGCATAATTCTGTAGCATTTGTGCTTCCTTTGAGATGGCACTGTCCTTTATGCTTCCGTCAGAGTTCAGGATTTCCTTACATGCCTTTATTATCTTGTTGCAGAACTGGTCTATTTTTGTTTTGATTTTTGCAAATAGTCCCGCATCCTGTTTTGCAAGTGCCTTTATGCTCTCGCCATCTGTTAGCATTGCTTCACATCCTCTTGCCACAAGTTCACTTTTTGCAACATCCTCGCTGATTTTTCCACCATTTTTCCTGATTTCCTCTGCAATAAGTTGTTCTATGTTCTTTCCTGATTCCTTTGAAAGTTTATTAAATACAAATTCCTGTAGGTTTGCATATTCTGCCGGTGCAAGGTTTTCTGCATAATGAGTTAATTCGTGTGCCAATGTGACAACCATTAAATTGTTTCCTTCTGTAGAGCTAATCATTCCTGCATTTATGTCTATTCTTATTTTGTTCTCTTTTCTGTTATAACTTCCGTTTTCTCCCTGATACTTTCCGTTTTCGTTCTTTTTACTTTCAAAGAACTCATAAGTTACACCTGTTACGTCCGACAAAGTGTTTGCCAAATCAACTGCTGCTCTCTGTGTATCGTTAAGCATTTCAGGGGCAACATTATCAAATACAACTTTTCCCTTGTTATTATTGTTTGTGATAACTCTGCTCTGCTCAATTTTCTGCTTATATTCGGCTTTTCCACTGTCAAATGCACGAGCAATGGCATCTGTATTCAAAACGTTTGTCAATCTGTTATTTTTAAGTGCTGATTCGATTCCAAGGTTTTCACTTCCATATCTGTAAGCCTCATTGTAGTACATTGCAAACTTTGCCGGTGAAAGATTTCTGTTTTCCTCGTATGATCTGAAAAATTTCTGTCTGTCCTTTCCTTCGTACTGATTAGCAAACTCGCTTAACTCTGCTGTCTTCCTGTCAACAATAACGTCGTCAATGTCGTATGTCTGTCTTGTGTCAGTATTTACCTTTGTTCTTCCGTCTATTCCAACAGCAAGTGATAAAATGTTAAACTTTGTGTCTTCATCAGAAATAAGGCTTGCTCTTCCATTTTCAACAACCCTTCCATCATTTATCTTCTCTGTCACATTTTCATTTACATTGTTTTCCAACTGCTCCTGCTGTTTCTGAATGTTCTGTTCCTTCTCTGTCTTTAAGCTCTTACCTTCACTAAGTCCTGCTATTTTCTTCATTCTGTCAATGTGTTCTGCCTGCTGCGTCAGGTCAACATTATCAAGCCATTCCACTGATACACCACTGTTTTTTGCTTTAATGTCTCTCTTAACCTGTTCATATGCTTCCTTTTATTCTCCTGCATCAATGTCTTTTTTGCTTCCAATGTTTTCCACTGTTTTAACTGCAAGGTCTTTTGCTTCATTTTCAGGCACCTTTAATTCCCTTAAACGTGATTCGACTGCCGGAACCATTGCTTCATCAAACTTTTGAACTGAGTTTTGATATTCATTTAATTCTACTGCATTGGAAAGATAGCCTACTTCTTCCGGTGATTCAAAATCGATATTTTTCATCAGCTGATACACATCACTGGTCTTGTCATAGTTATTTTCTATGTAATCTTTAAGTTCCACGTCTTTCTTACTCTTAATTATTTTCTCGCCTTTTTCTGCTATCTCCATGTTTGCTGAATTTTTAAAATGGAAATATCCAGCCGTAGGCAGTGCAAAAAGCAAACCTCCAAGCATACCTCCACCAACATTTAATGCTATTCGCTTTGCCATGTCTCTGTCTGTCTGCTTCTTTGCCTCACTTTCCGTCATTCCCTGGTCCATGTACTGCTTTAATGCCATGTTGTAATCTGATAAGTCACCATTTACTGCACTGTCCCATAAGATATTTGCAATTTCAGTAAATCCTTCTTCACTTCCTTCTATCATTGAAGATTTAGCAACACCTTTTAATACGTTTTTTAATCCCTTTTTAGTCATATTCTTTGATACATCAATTAACTTATCCAAAGATACTTTTTCAAAGAGACCTTCGATAATTCCTGCTCCAACACCTGTCATTATTGCATTAGAATCTGATGCCCCCTTATCGTGAGCATCTATCATGGCACTACTTGCAGCGGATGAACCAATCAATATTGTTGTTGCTCCCGGTACAAGCATATTGAGTGGAATTGTTGCAGCTGAATCAAGTATACTTGCGAATGCATCATATACAAAATTTCCTAATTCATTGTTAATATCATCCTTTACACCTTCTCTCAACTCCTGTGTATTCTTTGATACTCTGTTAGGTGCATTGTTCCAATCAATTGCTCTTTCAGAGCCAAAAGCCTGCTTTAATCTGTCCCATGTATTACTTACTGCTCCAATTCCACCTGTTAATGACATTGGAACAGATGTTATTGTTCCTGCAACCGGATGTTTTCTTCCGAACTCTCTGTATTCTTCCTGTTGCTGTTTTGCTATCTCTTCATTGTTCTTTGCTTCTGCATATCCTACCACTGCATCTGCTTCATTATCGTTAAAGCCATATTTCTTTTTCAAATTGTCGTAGAGTGTAGTATCATCTGCTCCTGATGTTACAATTCTGTTAAGTTCTGTCTTATCCTGGTCGTCCAAAAGGTTATAGTTATGCTCCTGCTTTAGCTCCATGTACTTCTGGTTATAGTTCTTCTGGAAGTCCAGTGCCAAGTCCTGCTGCTCGCTCTGTGACTTTGAATTATCAAACTTATTCTCATATTCATCATACAATGCCTTGTAATCTTCGTAATTATCCTGAATGGTTGTTTTTGCGTATTTATCAAGGTATTCTATCTGATTATTTCTTTCTTCACTGTTCTGTTCCCACTGTTTTACCTTTTTATCAAGATTAAGCAGATTGTTTCTTGCTGTGCTTACGTCCATGTGGTTTGAGTTTGTGTTTTTCTCATATCCACGCTGTTCGCTGTAGAATCCCTTGTTGTTGTCTTCCATCCAAGTTAAAAATCCCTGTGCGGTCGGTTTTTCGCCTCCTGACAGACTGCTAATATATTCCTTACCTGATGGGTACTTGTCAATGGTTTCCTGTAACTGCTGTTCATATTCATTTGTCTTTAACTTATTAATGTAGTCAGATTTATCCTTATATGACATTCCATCTACAGACTGCTTCCATACTTCGGTATTTGTTTTTCCGTATTTTGCATAGTCTCCATACTGGTTAATGATGTCATTATACTTGTCAATCTCTGCTGCTCTCTTCCATCCTTCCGAATTTTCGTGATTTCTCTTAAGGCTTTCCTTTGCATATCTTCCATGAGCACTGTTATCATTCTGCATCTTCATATACTGCTTATATGCTCTGCTGCCTTCGTCGTCTCCTGTGTCAAGTTCCTTAATTCTACTCTTAGCAGTCTCAACAGCATTTTTATAATCATTGTCTGTTGCCTTTTCGCTCTTAATTCCTTCCAATATCTGATTGTATATTTCTGGCTTTCCCTCTCTCTTATACTGTGCCTGTTTATCGTTTAATTCATCAAATGACAAGTTTCTGTTTTGGTTATATATGTTGTAATTGATTTTTTGGAATTTATTCGGTGTTTTATTGTTCTGTGTAATTGTAGGTGTTACATCCGAAAAAGCTTCTTTGATGGTAGTTTCCGGGGATAATACACTATCCAAGTGTGAATTAACCTTGTTAAGATAATTTGTAGCCAAATCAATGTTCTTAACCATCTTCTTGTTTCCTTCATTGGCATACATCTGTCTCATTCTCTGTGCCTGCTTAAGAAGATTGGCTGACTGTATGCGCTGTTTACCAATGTTTCCATTTCCGCCACCATTATTTAATGTATCTGTTATGTTCTTCCCAACAGTAGAAGCAGAGGCGAAAAATTCATTCGCCTCAATAACTCTGTTTCTTTTTTCTGCTTCCCTGTACTGCTCTAATGATATTCCTGCCATTTGTTTCTCCTATTTCTTCTTATTTTTGTTCTTACTCGTGTTTTTATTCTCATTACTTCCGTAAGTCTTCTTTATTCCGTTATTTATTGCATCCGCTAAGTATGTTTTGTATTTACCGTAGGTTATATCTTCCTTCTTATTGTTTTTTTTATTTTCTTTTTTCTTGTCAGCTTTCCATTTGTACCAACTTTTCAATTTATCTGTTCCATATAATCCATATGAGGCCATCAGTCCTTTTGCTGTTTCATATTTTCCTGCTGCTGAACCTGCTTCAGATGCTGTTGGTAATTTTGTAGTCGGCTTAGCATACGTCGGCTTAGCATAAGTTGAATTAATGGATGTATTTGTACTGTTACTATAGCTGTTTGTGTTTGAAGTCTCGCTTGATGTTTGACTTGATGTGTCTGTCTGTTTTGAATGGGACACTGCGTTTCTGTTCCACTCATTGTTATATTTATCGCTATAGTAACTTCTGTCATTTGAATAACGCTGGTATGCTTCACTGTCCAATCCCTGGTACAAACTAGCCTTGTTATACAAATTCTGTGTTTCCGTGTCATAATTACTTCTTGCCTGCTGATACAGTGTAGGTACAATGTCGTTTAACTGCTGCAGATATGAGTTATATGCCTGTTGTCCTGCTGTTACTGCATAACTATTACCATAGCCCCCTGAAAGTGTTGCAGCACTTCCCACTGTGTCCTGCATTGCCTGTTGTCCTAATGCCTTGTATTTGTTTGCGTATTGCTGATACAACGCATCCTCGTTTAAGTCATATTCAAATTTTTTTCTGTTGTTAATCTGACCCAGTGTGCTGTTAAGCTGATGATCATACGGACTATTAAATCTTTTTTCTGCTTTTTTTAATGCGTTCTTTGTTCCATTAGACACATAGCTTGTGTTCCAGCTTAGTCCGTTACTATTCGATACACTGTTACTGTAGCTGTTTGATGTGCTTGTCTGATTTTGCACGTCTGTCTGATTGGTTGTCTGCTTTGTCTGCCCCGTAAGGTATTTCTTTTTAATTATTCCCGCCAATTACTTTTCCTCCTTAATGTTTAATCTGCTCTTAATTGAATCCGTCATGTTATCCTCGTCCAGTGCCGTAAACATGTATCTTAACTGTGAATGTAAATTACAGATGTACGAATTAAGAGCACTTACATCCCTTGCATTATCTCCGGTTAATCCCGGTGGTTCTTCCATCTTAAAAGTTGCCATGTCTTACATCACTCCCTTCATACACACTTCTCTGAATGTTATGGATAAGGCATTTGCCCTTTCCTTCAAATCTTAATCTGAACTTTTCACACCTGCATGGTCTGAATGGCACGCTTACTGCTCCCTCGCCTTTTCTTCCTTCGTGTGTAAAAACTTCCTGCCACTCACTGTCATTGTCATACTGAACCTTAACAGTAAGAAAAGCTCTTTCCTGCAATTCATATCTGATTCCAAGTCTCTGAATGTATTTGGCATTAACACTTCCTTTTTCAATTGGTCCTGTCTCTGCGTACCATTCAAGCCCTCTGTTGTATATAATCAAATTACCTACTGCAACATTCTCTTCTATTTCCATCTTCTTTGTGGCTGACGGCAGTTTCTTTGTAATGTCTTCAAGTCCGTCAATTCTGTACACCATTGAATCAGTTCTCCTAACTCCACACACTGTTGCTCCAAACTTGAAGAAAAAGTCCGGTCTGAAATCATCCTCTATGTGCCACATTCCCTTGTCACTGTCATATACAAACAGACGTGGTTTATCATTTTCCAACATTGACACAAAATACTTGCTGTCGCTTGCTGAAGCTACTGCATTCTTAAATTTCTTTTTCCCAAGTTCTTCTGATATGGTTGTTACATTACTGCCATCAAATCTCACTATTCCTTTTCGTGCTTTATAATACATTGCTCCATTAAGATAAATTATGGATTCCGAGCTTCCCTTTTCTATTCCCTGAGAAAATATCTCGCTGACCTGATAATTTGATGGTTTTGAGCCATACATAATGATGATTAAATCTTCCTTGAAGAAATACGGTGTTCCCTTATATGTGCAACATCCAGTGAACTCTCCATCACTGCCAATGGTTACTGCATACGAATCTGTGGATATTCCTGCATAGGAATACCAGTTTGTTGGGTCACCCTGTTTACACGCATATATTTCATGTGCGCTGTTAGAACATCCCCATATACGGTTATCTGCTACTGTCAGGTAATCCATGTTTGGCATTTCCCTTTTTAATGTTGCGACCTTGAAACCTTTTGCTTTTCCGTCATTTGGCATACTGTACAAAAATGTGGCATAATTTAAACACGTCTGTAACTTAACACCTTCATCTGCGTCACTTGTAGCAGAATCTGAGTAGTAAGCTATTGAGTAGTCTTTTTCCTTCATTACATATTCCAAAAAATCTATTCCCGTGTTAGAAAATACAAATCCAACATCATTGTTTTTTCTTAACACCTTTTCAACCTTTATTGGAGTTGCAAACTTCTGGTAAAAGTCGTAAGTGTTATTGGACGTATCTCCCTTCTTTAATACTGTTCCTGCCAAATTTGAAACCTCTATCTTTACAAAATCCCCTTCTTTTATAGAATCTGCTATTTTTTTTGCTTCATCTGCTGTTTTCATCTGTATGTAGTATGTCAAATATAAATTCGGGCTAGTCCACATTCCTGTGCTGTCGTTGTAATATTCAATCGCAATCTTATGTTCAGAAGTAATCGGACAGAATCCCAGTTTATATTTACCACCCCAAGATGCAACATATGCCCTTATTGAACTCTTTGCACCTGCAACCGCATTAACTGTGCTGACAAAATCCGGATATATTACTTTGTTTGCATCTATAAATGCCTTGACTTTTTCATTTGCATCCTGTTTTGATGTTGGTATTTGAGACGCATTCATTTCCATTACTACATATGGATTCCCATACTCATCCGACAGATAAATTCTACTTTTCTTTGCATCACTTGTTTCTACATTTTCTGTTGATATGTCAATTTTCTTTTTATACTCCATATTAGACACTTTTCCGTCCTTGGTGTTGTACATTATCTTATCAGGCATTATTACAATGTATGCCCCGTAACCTAACAGTTTCTTTTTACTGTTGGCAACTGTAAGTCCGTTTATGGCTGTTCCGTTCTTATACATCTTTGTGCCGACTACTGTATAAAGTGTTCCATTAACAGTTATTGCTCCGTTAAAGTTGCCTGAAAGTTTATACTGTTCTCTTATTTTTCTCTGCCCCAATGCCGGGTAATAATCTGATGTCATGTTTTTCATGTCCTTAAAATATCCTTCCGGGATATACACATTGTCATTGATTCCATTAAATGCATCAAGATTAACTGTTCCTGCCTTTATTGGCTGTAATTCAGGTAATTTCATTCTTTCCTCCTACACTTCAAAATTTCCATGCCATATTGGCATGTGTGTTCTGTGATAATGGTTTTCAAATTCCTGATAGCTTGCGTTAAACAATGCCATGTGATTACTGTATCTGTCATACTCTCCATTACTCTTGTCTATCTGTGCTTCTATGTAATACAAGTACACATCAGTGTATGGGCCATATGCGTACAGTTTGTTTTCTTCCTTTTCGTCAGGGTCTTCGTGTGTGTCTATGATGTCCTGCTTTATCATTTCTTCCACTTCATCAATCCACTTAACCTTGTCCTGTCTGTCAAAGGTGTTCTGGTACATTGAATCTACCTGTGCTATCACCTCTTCTATTGTTATCTTCCTCATATCTTTCTCCTTAACTACAAAAGGCGAATGACATTAAGCCATCCGCCTCCTTCTTATGATTTATTCAAAGCTGATTTTAGTTTGATGTGTTCTCTTCAATAAACTCTGCTGCTTCATCCTTTGCAAGTTCACTGCAAAGATATACTTCATACAGATATTTAGGAATTTCAACTTCAACTCCTCTCTGAATCTGCCAAGCCTTACCGTTTACTATGAGTACAATGTCCTTGTCTGCATCCTTTCCTCTAAGGGCCGGGAAACGGACACTTATCATTTCAACATCATTATCATCATCTTTTAAGAAAGCTTCTGCTTCCTTTTCTGATGCCTTTTCCGCTTCTGCTGCTGCTTTCAAAAGTTCTTCTGTCTTTAACTTAGAGTCTTCTGCTTCCTGCTTTGCAGCTTCCTTTTCCTTTAAGGCTTCCGCCTTTTCAATTTCTGCCTGCTGTGCTTTCTGCTCTGCTGCATCCCTTGCAGCTAAAGCATCAGCTAATTCCTGTTCTAACTGTTCCTTTGTCTTTGCCATCTTCTATCCTCCTAGTTTGCTTCTGCAATTGAGCTAAATTCTGCTGAACAACACTCTACTCTTAAAATTCCTAACTGATTAAGGATTTTTGTAACATAACCGGTAACTTTCCAGCCTACTGTTCCTCTCTGGTTTAATGGGTCTTCTGTTCCACCTGAACCTAACTGTTTAACAATAGTTTCCATATTGCCACCTTCAAGCTGTACATCACCGTATGCATCTTCACCGAAGAATAAACAGCCATATACTGCAAGTCCCGCAGGTGTGGCACCTGTTGATGCTGATGAATTATTCCAAATCTTTGCGTTTGTTGATACGACGAATCTTACACCGTAAAGTTTTCCGATTTCTCCTTCAAAAATCTTCTTAACGTTATCTCCGTAACGGTTAATGTCAATGAATAATGGATGTGTTGTCACATCATTTTCAATGTCCGGATGAATGATTGCAACGTATGAGCCATCAATTGGTCTGATGTTGTTTCTCTTTAAGATTGTCTTTGCAATTGAAATAACCTTAGGTGTCATTGTACATGTTGCATCAAGCTCTGCTCTTGTTGTTACCTTTGTTCCGTCTGATTTTGGAGCAAATAATACGTTTGTTCCTGTAATCATTTCGTTTCTCGCTACAATGTCTAATGTATTCGAACCCTGTTCGCCATGTAACTTTGTAAGCTCTAATACGATAGGGTCGATAGTTTCCATTGTTACTCTGTCACTGATGGCTGTATAGTCACCATACTGCTCTGTATGTGCCTCAATGATTTCTAATTTAGGCTTCTTGCCTACAGGTGTTACACCTTCCTGTAATGGAGTAAGTGCAGGTGCATAACTCTTAAACTGTCTCCAGCGTGGGTTCTGACCCTGTCCTTTAGGTAAAGGTGCGTGTTTTGCAAACTGTGCGTGAATTAAGTTTGGAGTTGAACGTCTTAATAACTCCATGTCATAATTCTTTTTCATATCCTTGGACATTTCACTATCAGATGTTAGTGCAGGGTCCAAAGCAAAGTGCTGTAAGTTAAATGCTAATTTTGTGTTTCTGTTCATTTCTTTTTCCTTTCCGATACTACAAATATATCTTTTCTCCATTCATTACCCTTTGGTAAATCTTGTCTCTTTCTTCCTCTGTCCAGGATTCGGGGTCCTGCTTAACCTGAACTGCCTGACCGGTTGTTGTTCCTTCAACAGTCCTCTTCTTATTAGCCTTAACGGAATTTGCAACCTTATTGGCTGTCTTCTGTGCAATAATGCTTCCTGCTCTAGCCTGTATTTCATTAAGATGCACCACCTCGTATGCATCCTTAACAGGAATACCAACTGCAATCAGGTGTCCGAAGTTTTCGTTTGCCATTTCACTGTCAATGTCAAATTCGGGATATGTTTCCTTTACTTCCTCTGCCTGTGCCAATATGTTCTGCCATGCTTCTGCATTCTGCATGTCCTTTTCTCTCTGTTGCATTGTTTCAGCCAATACCTTATTCTGGCTTTCAATTGACTTGATATGTTTAAGTGTTGGAATATCCACACCTCTTTCAACTGCTTCTGCTTCATACAATGCATCATCATTTACGATAGCGTCTGTTAATGCGCTAATGTCTGTTGCATCTTCCACTCCGTACTTTTCAGCCAAAACCGACAATGCCGGAGCAAGTGTTGTAAACTTTTCTTCCACATCCTTGCTGTTACGGATTCGTCTCTGTACGATTTCCTGCATCTTGTTCGAAAAGTCCTCTTTATACTCTCCCTTGATTAATTCATCAAAGGTTGGCTTATGCCCTTTTGGTTCTTCTGATTCTTCCGGCTCTTCGACCTCTTCTTCCTCTGTTCCTTCTGTTACCTGTTTGCCGTACTTGATTTCCGGCTCCTGTGCGGCGGCCACAGTTCCTTCGCCCGTTCCTTCTCCACCAGCAGGTGCGCCTTCTGCAAAGAACTGGAGATTAAATATTGATTTTATAAATGACATATAAAAATGCCTCCTTTTCTGCTTTTTTTGAAGGGTGCGACCCTTTATGCATTTGATTATAAAAAAATCAGAAGGGGCTTTTAAACCCCCCCTGAAATCATTCTGTGCTCATACTGAATTTTACATTGTTAGGATATTCATTTATCATGAATGAAAACCCTGTCTTTATGTATGATGTATCAACGGTTTCTTCAAACCTTACTGCTATTTCATCAGCATTGTATGTCTCAATTTCCAATCTGTCCTTATTTACCTCACAGAATGTAAATATCAAAATGCTTACTGCTGCACACACTATGTCTTTACCCGGTTTGTCATATCCTGCATGTCCCTTAACGTCCAATGTGTTCTCTGTTAATGTTGCTTCTATCATTCTTACCTCTATTCATTTACCTGTGTTGCTGCCTGTGCCTGTTCTCTCGCTCTCTCACTAAACGGATGCTCACCGCTTTCATCCAGTGATACTTCCTGCGCTGTCTGTCCTGTTCCTACGTCGCCCTGCTCATTGTATGACTGTGCAAGGTCCTGCGCCATTGTTGTTCCCTTCATCTGGTCTATAACTGCTGCTAACTGTAATGTCTGCTGTTTTAACTGCATGTTTTCCTGGTACAGTGTTGCGTTCTGCTGTATCTTTGATGTTATGTCTTCCTTGTGTGCGAAATCCATTGCGTCAAGACACGTAAGGGCAACATCACCATTCTGCGGAGCAAAAAATCCCATGTTGTAAAGCTGTAATGCTAACTCATTCTGACTGTTCTTTGAGTATGGATTAGCTTTCTGTGCTGTCACTTCAATGTCGAATGTTGGCACTCTATAGCCTGCTTCAACGTCAAAATCGCTTTCCTGCTGTTGTTCCTTAATGTTTTCATTGCTGTATGAAACATACTCATATCCTTTCTTGCCCAGGATTCTAAACTGTCTTGGTACATCATAAAACTGTCTTATTAACTCTATAACCATAGTTATTAAGTCACTATAGGCTTCATAAGCCATAAGGTTCTGACTTCTTGATGTCTTGCCTGCACTTTCCTGTAATGCTGATATGGCACTTCCTGATGTTATCCCACCACCAACATTTCCTCTTGCCACATCTGTATTCCCTGTTGTTTCCTTCATCTCGTTAATCTTGTCATTAATCTTCTGAATTGCTGAACCATTCATTTCAGGACCCGGTATTTGTCTTAGTTTTAATTCATCAAGGTTGCCTGTTACGTGTACGAGACTTTTTCTCCAGTCAAGAAACTCTTTTTCGTTTACCTCTGCGTTTTGTCCTACAAACCATCTTGGTATTGCGTTCATTAACGCATTTTTCAATACAGCCTGATCTAAAAGGTCTATGTACTTCTGTGGTTCTTTGCATATGTCTATGTACGAGAAGCCATAAAGACTGCCTTCGATTGGGAACATTACTTCAACCACAAAAGGATATTTACCATGATCATACCAACCACGTTCCGCAATACTTTCTTCTCCTGTTTCCTGCTCTGTTACTTCCGTTAGTGCTTCACCTGTTTCAGGATTTACCATTGGTTCACCTGTTTCAGGATCTGTCAACTGCTGCTCTGCTGTTTCTGTTGGTCTCTCTGTGTCATTTTCTGATGCATATATAACTTCCTCACCCACATACTTAACGTAGTGGACAACGTTTCTTCCGTTCTGCCATTTCTTGTAATACCATTCGATAACCGGTGTCTTGTCTGTTGTGTCAATGTTGTCATCATAGATGTATTCTGCCTTTGTTATTGCTCTTCCACCTAACTTGCCTTTAAGCTGTGGGTACATCTGCTCCAGTTTGGAGTTCGAAACCAAATTGACGTGAAATACGTTCTCACTGTCCTGAATGTCCGTTATTCCCGGCTCCCAAAAGAGATTTAAACCATCTATGTTCTTGATTGTAATGTCTCCAAGTCCGTTTAACTTGCTTCCATCCCAAAATACACCATAGATTGCCGCACCATCTTTTAGTATCTTCCAGTTTTTCGTTGAGTATACCTTTTTGAATCCGTTCTGCTCCAACACTACCGGTACTATTGACGACAGTTTCTTTGCTTCCTGTTTGTCTCCTTCTTCCCTTGGTAGTATGTTCGGTTCAGGATAAGCATCCATATAGTCAGCATACTTTGACATAATGCAGTTAAACAGCCACGCTGATGTTGGTTCTGCTTCATCTGTCTTGTTGTCCTGCCTTCTGATTTCTTCCCAGTGTCTTCTCTTCCACCACTGTTCGTTCTCAATGATTCTTCTTTCAGTGTTTGCCTTACCATTCTTGTATTTAATCATTATGGCGGTTGCTTCCATAATCTCTTTTCTGCCTATCGGCTGAACTGCTGCTTCACTTACCATTCTTTCCCTGTCAGACATTACCATGTCACTTGATGGTGTCATTGTTTCTGTGTAAGTCTGGTCTCTTAATTCCTTTTCTGCTTTCTTCACTTTCTTTCTCGCTTTCTTTTTCTCAAAATAATTCATCTGTTACTCCTTGTTAAACATGTTTAATGGGTCTTCTAAATGTACCTGCTTTTTAACTGTTATTGTCGGACTTATTGGTCGCATCATACAAAAATATCTTGTTTCGTCTGCAATGTGGTCTTCCTGATCTGAATTAACGTCTTCCGGATTGGTTTCTGAATATTCAAGTGCAGGAATTGTTCGGATAAATCCCTTGCAGTTCTTGAAGATGTACATCATTGGGTAGCCATTGTCGTCAAACTGTAATCGATAATGTAACTGCATCCAGCCTGCTATTCTCTTATGGTCTCCAGGTTCAAAATAGATTCCATAACGCATTGCTGTTTCCGCAACACTCTCTCCCCTTGATGTGTCCCATATTGCAGGGTCTGCTACACCTTCTATCTTCTTTCCCTTAAGCCAAGGGTGTTCATTTTCAATTCTTGCTATTTCTTCAAACTGCTTGTCTGCCGTGATTTTAAGGCCCACGTTCTCCTCTTCTGCCTTACAGCCATAATATTCCATTATTCTGTACATACAGCCGTCATAGTCCACAGCCCACCACGCACAACTAAATGGTTTTGCATAACCAAAGTCATAGCTTCTGTATATCTTCCAGCCTTTCGGAATCTCGAACGGATCGATAACGTGAGTCCACTGTCTGTCCTTGTAATGTTTAGGTGAATCCCTGAATTCTTCGAATACCTGACCTTCATATACATCCCATGAGCCATCAAGCCATGCCTTACGTCTTGCCGGTGGTAATGCTTTAAGCTGTGCTATGTATTCAGGGTTATGTTTCATTAATGCCTGATTATCTTTCACACCTGATTGTATGAATTCATAATCATCCGGGTCTTCTCCATCAACGTATCTTTTGTCAATAAATATTCTCTTGATGTATGCATGCCCCCTTCCTCCCGGGTTACAGGTAAAGTACACTCTCTTTGGGTAATCATTAACACCACGGCAACATGCCGTAATGTCCTTCATCATTTTTTCGGTCAACTGCGTTGCCTCGTCAATGTATATGATGTCATATTCTGCCCCCTGGAGCTTATCTGTGTCCTTTTCCTTGTCACAGTACATAAATGATATTGTTGCACCATTCCAAAATTTAAACTCTTTATTTGTTGAGTTATACTTACATAATTTTGCCTGAATGAGTGGTTGTAATAATTTGTTAAAATTATCAATGTGATTTTTTTTCAACTCTGGAAATGTTCGCCTGATTATCAGTTGTTTTATGTCCTTGTAGTTAAGAGCCATTATTATAGCCTTGATTCTGACTGCAAAGCTCTTTCCTCCGCCTCGTGAGCCACCATATCCCACATATTTTTTTGTACAATTCAAAAATTCCACCTGTTTTGGTTGTGGTTTGGGTAATTTAAGTGTTACATTAGCCATTTTTGTTCTCTTCCTCTTGTTCGAATACTACTTTTACGTCATTATCTGTATCTGCTGCGTTATTCTGTTCGTTTTTGACAAATGCTACAAGGTTTGCAAGTTCTTTAAGGCTTGTTGTCATGTCTTTCACTGCTCTGGTGTCTACTTTGTCGTAAATTTGCTCTGTGCTTACAATTCCATCCGACAGTACATAGCGGTTGAACTGTTTTTCATCATCCATTGCCTTTTCAATCACCCCGAGCATCCTTCCGGCACTGTTTATGACGCGTGAAAATTCGTCTGCTTTTTGTGTTGATATTCTGTTCATGGTTTTTTTGAAAATTTTGTCCCCAAGTTGTACCCTTAACTGTTTCCAGTTTTCTTTCTTACCTGCTGCAGCTATCTTTTTCAGGGGGAATTTATACTTGTCCGCCAACTTCCGATATGACATTTTCGGATCAGATACATATTCAGTCTTAATAAGACTTAATATGTCTTCGTCTTTTACTGTTTTCTTTTTCGCCATGTCCTTCCCCTTTCCTTTTGCTAAAATTTTACACACAAAAAGAGGGGCAATAACACCCCCCTTGAAGTCAGGATTTTTTTTACTGTTTTTTTGATTGTTTTCTGTATCACAAAAAGACAGTGTTTCTACTATTGCCCATTTTAGGGCTAAACCTGTCTGTTCCATGTGAATGTGTTTTAATATTTTGCTTCCTCTATTGCACGATAAATCTCACATTTTTCAAAATGCTTACAACAGAATATATCCAACTGCTTGTCTCTGTCTTTGTTATTTCTGTATGTCTGTATAGTGCTGGTACAGTCATCACAAACACCTTCGCAGTAGATTTTCTGTTTCTGTAGGTTCTTGAAAAAAGGACACTTGACCTGCAATGCCTTACTTTCCTGTTTCATTTACACCCCTTACGATATTCTTCTAAGCACTATTGTTTGTGACGGATAACCGGTCTTGTTGCTGATTCCATAGTAGCAATAGTCAACGTCAATTATGTATTTATCCCTATACTCCTTTGGTACTCTTGGATTCGGCGATAATTTCTTTAGATTGCAAGGTCTGATTTCATCAGGTTCAGGTCTTTCAAGATTTCTTGAACACGAATATCTCTGTTTTCCTGCCTTGGCTGTTCTAAATGTCTTTTCAGTTTCCTTGATAAAATAACTTGCAAGCTCTTCAACCCTGTCACCTGCATATATTGGTGACCAATTTGTATTGTATTTCCATTTCCCTATCACAACTCTTTGAACATCAGGAAAATTGTTGATGATGATGTGGTGATGTATTGCAGCGTTCTCATATTCTGTTACATGTATGTATTTAAAAACATAACCTTGCTTCTTGCAGTAACGTCTGATGGCATTAATAAAATTTAACAACTTTTTATGTGCCTGTTCAGGTGTCGGTCTGTTGTTCTTGTCATATGTCAAAGTTAAGTGCCAATCATCTTCTGCAAAATTGCATTTTATGAGACGTCTTAATTTTTTCTCTGCCATTTTTTTATTGTGCTTTTTCATCTGCTCATCAGTTGGTTTGTTTCTTTTCTGTCTCCTTTCACCTTTTTTGTTTTGGTTTGGAGCACAGCATCTGTCTATCTCCACTGAATCGTTAAACTGAAATACCTTCTCAATTATCTTCATTCGCTTTTCCCTCAATAATGTTCATAAGTTTAATATGGATATCAAGATATAAACGAGGACTCTCACCTCGCTTATATCTATGCTTTACAGTTTCTTTTTAATAGGAAGAAAACTCTTTTTTTATCTAATTATCTTTTTTTAATTTCATTAGTTCTGCTGCCTGCTCCTGGTATAGTTTGTCTATTTCACAAATTTGTTCAGGAGAAAGACCTGTACTTTCATATTGTTCTAATTTTTCCAAACTGTTAATTAGTTCCTTGTGGTGCTGCTCTGATTTTTTTACGCTTCTAAGCATGAATAGATTTTGCGTTCTTTTCTCATGGTTTATGCTTGCTTTTAAATCCTTCACCGTATTTAGAAATTCTTTTTCTCTTTCAATTAATTCTTGTGTTTTCATCTACTTCTCCTCTCTGTATGGCTCTGGTAGTGGTTGCCATGCAATCACATCAAATACACTTTCATAACCATTTGACCAACCACACATATGATGATAATATGACACTCCTATCATTCCATCTTCATTAGTGGTTAAATATGCTTTTGCTTCTGGTTCAAAAGTTTCAGGTAATCTTTCATTACATAGAATCCAACCATCATTATCTATTTCACCACATCCACCGCTTTCTACTATTTCTCTGCATTCTACATATCTTGCTATTTGGCTTGCCTTAGCGTCAGCCGCATTGAATAATCCGTATTCCATAAATACTGTTTGTTTAGCATATAGTGTTTTTATCTTATTATTTATTGTTTGTATAACCTTATTTACGTCATAGGCTGTTGGCTGTTCATCTACTGCTTTTATGCAATCTTTAATTACTGCACTTACTTTTATGCTTTCAATATCTTGCACATCAATAGGGCTTTGCTGTAACATAAAATCATTTAAATATAAAATTAATTTATCTGCATCTATTAATCGCAT